CCGACATCTACGGTTCCGGATGCAGCATTTGCTTGCCATGTGGGTAAAGCACCAGCGCCATTTGAAGTTAATATTTGCCCAGCAGTACCAAGCCCCGAAACATTTTGCAGGTTGCCTGTTGATGTCGTGCCGCCGCAAATAACAGAATAAGCGGTAAACGTGGCGTTACCAGTTCCACCAAAGGGAACAGTAACAGGCGTTCCGTTCCAAACGCCTGTGCCTATAGTGCCTAACTGTGTAATATTCGCTTGGACTGCGGTTGGTAATGTATGCGTCAATGCTGGTACGCTACTGCCATTAGTTGCCAGGATCGCATTTGCTAGGTTTGATAATGGCGAAAGAGTATTTCCATTGGCGGCGTAATAGGGGAGATTATTTTGCAAACCTGGGTTAACAGTTCCAGTTCCTACTTGACCAAAAATAACTATCGTATCAAAATTAGTATCTACAAATTCATAAAACGCATTTCCATCCGAAGATGCTACCAGAATCATGTCGGTTATAAACCAAGCCCATACGCCGCCATTCAAATTGTTAATAGCGGTTTGATTATTTTTTATATAATCCGTCATGCTGACAGTTGCTAGCGTATCAGACACCTGCATCCTGACGATGGATATAGTGTTATTCGTATCACGTTGAATCGATATAATGGACATTCCATGTCCTCCCCCATAGTTATCTAACTCGTAAAGCTTGAATTTGTCCGCAGGCAAGAGCGCTACCTGTCATAAAAGCAGCCTGGCAATTCAGGTAAATATTTGTAGATACGCCAACATTGATATTAAAAGTCGGGCAAGTTACACCATAATTTCCACCGCCCGATGCAATTCCTGATGGAGCATTATTGTTTAATTCTGTGCGCGTAGATGGATCGCCAAAAGATCCGGATACTGTGCTAGTGCCTGCAAGCCAACTTACTGCGTTTCCTGTAAAGTTAACGAATGCGTTGGAATCAACGCTCCATTGACCAGCGGTTAATGTTATGAAAGTAATATCAGCAGGAACGCCAGTAGTTAAAGAAATAGAGCTTCCAAATAGAACTTGAGAGCTTATGACTTCGCCAACTATCCCAGCAGAGGCAGCGCTACCATTAACAATTCCTTGTGTGGCGACGGTATTTGGAATTGTGTTTGTTCCAGCAACAGCAGTGCCGCTTGATGCGTAATAAGCTATTTGTCCAGCCCCGCCCAAACCAACCGTTCCAGATCCACCAGCCGCCAATTGAACCCATGCTGCACCATTCCAGAATTCATACTGGCTAAGATCAGTATTGTAGCCAAGCGTACCAGTTACAGGTGTTACTGGACGGCCAGCCGTAGTCCAACTATTGATGTCTGGCATTTGCCAATTGGTGCCGCCTGACAATGATGTGACACCGACCCTATAATTCGCATTGGCTAAACTGCCCGCTGCAAATTCTGAAAATTTAACTGTGTTTAATGGCATAAATAACCCTCCATGGTTATTTAAAACTTAACTTTTAACTTCCTGTCGTATCCTCAAGCAACGTCAACTGTGCGCTGAATCTAGGCGTGCCAGCTATTGCAAGAAAGCTTAGAGTAGAGCCGCCAATTACAACACGGCATTCTTCAAGAGGCATTAGCTCTTGGTAAGCATTAGTTGTTGCAACGCCGGATGATGGATCTGTCGCCGTAGCGTTATAGTTCACCCAAATTTCTGCCGTTGAACTGCGCACGAATTTCACCTTAAATGTTTGTGTGGAAACTCCAGGAACCGTGAACAATAATGGGGTGCTGTTTACCAGCAAGGCATTAAAGTTGTAATTGCTGAATGGATAAGCTTCGTGGAAGCTGTGGGTGCATCTCGTACAGGGTATCGCATTTGCCATTTGAAACCTCCTTGTTAAAAGTTATCTTACCCGCCTAGCATAAATTCCACCGCAAGCCGTTGCAGTAGAAGTTGAGAATGTTGCCTGGGCGCTTAGGTAAAGAGTTGTTGTAATCGCTAAACTAAATCTGGCCTGCGGGATAGTTTGCGTATAATTCCCGCCGCCTGTTGCAATTCCACCATTATTATTAGTTTCAGATCGAATTAATGGGTCGGGTAAACTTGCCGAAGTAGTGCTTATCCAACCTATAGAACTTGTCGCAGATCCGCCAAAATTAATAAACACGTTGCCCCAAACATCATAATCGCCAGCTATGAGTGAAAGCGTTGTGACGTTTGCCGATGTTGTGCTAGATAATGAAATAGCGGATGCGAATGGAACTGTGCTTGATTTGAATTCGCCAACATTACCAGCGGGAGCATTATCATTGGTAGTCGTTCCAGCAATATCACCCAATTGGCCGCCGCTAATAGCCGCACCATCTTCTGGGAAGAAAGCTAGTTGTCCTTCTAACCCTGGGTTAATAACCGGCGTTGGCACATAATCTTCGACTAGCCATATAAGCGGAGCTGCCTGCGTATTTCCTTGCCTAAACTCAATGCGATAGACTTCTCCAGGGTCAAAGTACAAATTCTGCGGAAGGCCAGAACTTGCGTTAAATTCGATGGGGTTATTCCAAGGCGATGAGCCATTGGGATCTTGATAAACTGCCTGTGGAATATATGGCAGCGTATTTGTTAGAAAAAATGCGAAATAGGTATCGTCAAAAGGCGAACCTGTTAAGTTGTCGAAAAACCATATCGGATTTGCTGAACGTGTAAATGCCATTTTAGCCTCCTTGCTTTTTATCCTCTAACGTATAGGCAGGCGCTATTGTTTTCCCTAACAATAACGACAACATAGGTTTTTGATCCTTTTTAGGCATTAATTTAATCTTGCCCACATCATTCAGCCATTTATCGCTGTAGAGATATTTAAGGGCTTTTATATGCTTTTCGCCGCCCCGTAGGTTATTATACATCTGAATTATAGCTTGCACACTCTCCCTAGGCATACTCATGCTAGTCTTTGCCTGACCAGCAGCCGTTCGGGGAGTTTCAAGATTAACAAGGTGTTCCCAGGCTAATTTCATGTCATTAAATTGTTGCAATGCCTGGGGATTATGCTCCAAGGCAACCTGGAACTGCTTGAACCGAGTATCATTTGAAAGCACTCTATCGAAAAACGATCTTCCCGTTATGCCGTTGTTCTTGCCCTGCGTCATTAAGCGATCTAGTTCATTTTTGACGATGCTATCCCACGCGCCTGGATTTTCTTGTTGTACGTGGTCTTTAATTTTTCTTAAAACATTAATATCTGTTTGGGATGGATCAAAGATATTTTTAGATACGTTTTTCAATCCAACATCTTTCATTCTAGCAATTTGTCCTATCTGGCTATTTTCTGCTTCCTCGATAGGTTTAGATAATTTGGTAAAAACTCCCCTGGCCTTTTTATAGTCAGGGCTAAACCCATCCATTTTCTTGAGCAATTTATTTTTAGAGGCAGTGAATACCCGAACTGCGTCATCATCTCCAAAGTTTTCAGCTTGGGCTATTTTTGCATCGAGGTTTCTTTTTGCATAATCAAGCGTCTTAATACTGTTCTTTGGAACACCTAATAATTCACCTTCAACTTGATATTTCGGATCTGTCATTGCCTCATGTATCGCATTTCTAATATTTGCATCTGAACTCTCTAAACTGGCAATATGCGTTGGCGCAACCATTTTTTCATCAGCTATTTTATAGTATGGGTCGGCAGCCTCTTGCCTTGCATCTTCCATTTTCTTAATAGAATCTTGAGCCGCCTTTCTAACATCAAAAGATGCTATTTTTGTTGAAGGGGTTATCGTTTGACCTAGCTTTTCAATAGCAGCCTTTTGCTCTGAAATCCTTTGTTGCCCAATCTTAACGCGCACTGGCGCTGCCTCACCAGCTTTTCCAATGCCTGCCTCAAGTCCTGTAACATCCGGCCTAGCCGTTGCCTCTCCTGGTGTTAATGGCGTTCCTAATCTTTGTCCGGCTTCCGCCCTAGTCATCGCTTCTTCTGGTGATATTCGTGACATTATTTCGTCAGAAGGATTTCCAACGATTCCGGCTTTCTTCAATAGTTTATGGCCTAGTGTTGCCCCCAAAGAACCTTCGATTGCACCACTTTCGCCGTTTGCAGCATATCCAACGCCGCCACCGAATAATGCTTTTGCAGCAGTAGTCACTAAGGGATTCCGACTTTTTAACATTTTCCCTAATAGATTAAATCCTGCACTGGAGCCGCCGCCTACACCAGCGCCCTTAAGAGGATCATCAGGCGATTGCGTTGCCCCATAAGCTGTACCCGCCGCAGTATCCGCGAGTAATCCCATGGGGCCAGCAGCCAATAATGGTGCATACTGGCCTGCGCCATGTGCCAATCTATCGACTATGTTCGCATCTTTTGGTAGCTCAAAATCTGGTTTTGGGAAAACCTTCATACTTTCAGGGATATATTTTCGCACCGGCGCGGCGATTTCGCCGATGTTTTCCGCGCCTTGCCCCATTCCCATTAAACCAGCTTTGACAATATGCTCAGGTTTGACTATTGATTCGTAAATATCTTTAGATCCTTTCGCCAAATTTCCTAGTATAGACATTATTCCATCATCCGAATTTTTCGGCGCACCGACCTTGGTTCCCAAAGCCTTAGCCATCATTTCCGGCGTTGCTTCATCTGGAAAACGATGTATTTTTCCATCTTTATCTTTGACTAAGTGAGCCATAATCAACCCTCAACCAGATAGCCATTTTCATCTATAACCCAATTTTTATCAGCCACTTGTCCTTGCGCTGGATCTTCATTCCCTAATCCATTGCTATTAGCCTCAGCCGCCATCCGACCTCTTTCGATCACATCATCATAAAGTTCTTCCAGCCTTTTTTTATAGGCTGCCTGTGACTCAGCTCTACCTCTATGTGCTTGTTTTTTTACTAGCTCCATACTCTCGTGAATTTTAGGAAGGGTTTGGACAGCCATTAAATGATCGGTTAACGCAGCAGCCCTAGACTCATATACCTTTTGTCCATTGGGATCTAAATATTGCCCAAATAACTGATTCGGCATTTTAGGAATATCGGCTATCAGGCGTTTAATCATAGGAGCTACTATCCTTGACGACTGGATAACTTTTTGATTTGCAGTGATATTGGATTTTGTCAATCCACCTGGGTTGATGCCGTTTTTGCGCCTGTCCTCCACTAACGCTCTGACATTTTCAATTTGCGCTTTCAATAAATCCGTTCTTAAAGGCATATTAGAAACATTTGATCGTGCTTGTGCAGCTTGCGCTTGCTTCAATTGAATATCATACGGCAGCATTTTGTTTTGACGCGTAAGTTCACCTTCTTTATATTTTGCCTCCGCTTCTGCTTGCCTTTCTTGCGCGCCCTTGTGCATTTCTTCCATAAAAGTCTGCATCGGCGCTTTTCGAGACTCTATAAAATTAATTAAACTACCGTAGTCCATAATCAGTCCTTATGAGAAAAAGTTGCTCCAGCCACCTTTGCCTTTATCGAATAAATTCGGGTTTTTCTGGTAAGCATTTAGCAACATGCTTCCGCCGCCGATAAGGTTATTCATTGGTTGTTCAGCGCCTTGATAGCGGAACGCTGCATTAACAAGTCCATTGCCTACCGCTTGCTCACCCAAATGTTGCGCAGACTCTGCACCAGTTTTATATAAACCGCCGCTTAACCCAATGCCTTGCATGTATTTATTCATCAAGTCATCCATATATTGTTGTCTTTGGCTTGCAACAATATTTCCCGCTCCTTGCTGGATATTACCAATAGCGGCACTGCTACCGTTCAAACCCATAGCACTTGCCGCATCCATGCCAGCCGATTGGTTTGACGCCAGCAATTGTTTAGCCCATGGCGAATCCTGATATCTTGATGCCCATGAGTTTTGCAGTACCTCGGGATTTAGCAAATCTATCCCCGCCTGGTTTAAGCGATCATACTGATTCATGCCATGCTCAACGAATGGCCTTTGGAAATCCTGCGCTTGATTCCACCCTTTCTCGGATTGTTCTTGAGCTTTTTCGCCAGGGCTTCCACCGAATAAGCTACTAAGTGCGCCTAAGCCGCCACCTATAACCGTTCCCCACCCAGGCGAAATTGCTGTTCCAGCCATAGCGCCGCTTGCTGTGTTACCGAATAAATTTCCCCAATCCATATTAAACTCCTGTCTCTGGCTGTACCGTGAATACTTGATAATTTATGACGGCTGACGCACCAGGGTCACCGCTAAATGTCACCGTGAAACTTCCATTCCCTGGCGTAACATTAGTGATCGTCACTGGATTGCTTGAGCTAATCAAAGTCACGTTTACAAAGTTAGTGGATAACATTCCTGGAACAGTTACGGTTAAAGGCCCCGCACCGGCACCTCCAACATCCGTTTGCCCAACTGCTACCAATTGCGTGATGGCTTGGTTCAGTATTAAGAAATTTGTGTTAATAATATCAGTCGTCGTAGTAAGCCAACGCTTCATGTCAGGGCCGAAGTTCGTTTGCTCCTCAATGGGAGTATCGACTATGTTTAAATTAATTAGCGCCACCGCTTATCCTCCTGACATTCATAACGCCGCCCAATACCGTAATTGGTGACGTATCTACGCAAATAAGTTTATAAACCCTGTTTCGAGATGTCCCCAATTGATACCAGCGCATACGCCAACGGTATTGGCCTTCTTGGGAAAACTCCCTTACATCGGCAGAATTAAATGAAATTCCGCCATCATCAGAAAAATACAATTCAACATGAGGATTAAAGATAGCATTGTAAGTATTATCCAGCAGCGATGGTTCATTTTGCGATCCATCCGTAATCATAAAAACTGGCTGTCCATCGGCACCTGGCATTTCATCTATCATATATTGCGGTTGTCCATTGACGGCAGCTTCATCAATAATGAAGCGCACAAGAATAGTTGATATTGCTATCACCAAAGACAAAATCGATTTCGACATATTCTGTTTCAAATTCGCAATAATCAGGTTGCGATATAATTGGCGTTATCCGCTGATAGCGCATAGGAAAGGCAAGATAAGAGTCTGCCAGTTGAGGGTTTTCTTGAGCAGGATTTCTTTCTTCGTTAACGTAAAATGCACCTGACATTTCATAGACAGTGCTTTCACCAATGACTGTTACCAAATGCTTAAAATTAAAAAAGACATGATATTGAATGCGGTTTCGTTCGCCATTATTTTCAATGCACCTATGCCATGAGTTGTCATCAAAGCATATCTCTATTGACGCAGCGCTCAGGAATTCATCCAAAATCCCTTCGTTATCGTAGGTTCCCCCTGACATTCTATAAAAAATGGTATCTTCATATTGGTATAAGAACCCATTTGAGTTAGGTAACAGCATTGGATTATTTGCGCCGAACGTATTGTTATACCTTTGCAAAAGAACATCGATTGCCTTTGAGCTAATGACAACCGGTTGATCGCCCCTAGTGTGCATGAATTGAAGCAAGCCATCGCTATTTCTAGCAAGCCACACCATGCGGCCAAAATTTATATCGAGCGATGTTGGGTTTGCTATCCCAAAGTTGAAATCGTATGTGGCATTTTTGCTAAATGGGAAATAAACACCTGTTCCAGTAAATACGGCAGCTTTGTTTTGCCAATTGCCAGTCGTAAAGTCGCAGAATATATAGAGAGTATTGTTTAAAACGCCCATTTGCCCTATAACGCCGAGTTCGTTAGCGAATACAGCAGCGCCAGCCGTTCCTAATGCTGCATTGTAGCCAATACTAAAACAATGCGCTGGGTCAAAAGTTCCATCTGGGTTAAGCAAGTTTACGACTGACAAGAAAAACTGGGATGACCCAGCAACGCTAACGGTAATCCTATTGCCGAATGTTGCAATAAAACCTGGTTTAGTTAATTGCCCGCTAACGACAATATTTCCTGGAGCATTGGGATCTGTGACTA